CCTTAGAATACCAGCAGGGTATGATGATAAAGGAACCCCAATCATAAGGGAAGTACCTGGTAATAGGAAGGTCAAGACCAAACATGCCAAGAAGAATGATGCCTTATTAAAATTCATCTTAAAGAACAGGCTTCCCGAATATTTCCAAGATGTCCAGAAGGTAGAGATTAATAAGAAGACTATTGAGATAAAGGCTATTACTGAGTCAGAAATCAAGAGTTTTGCTGGTCGTTTAATGGAAGCGATTACTGAAAATAAGAAAAAATGAAAATACAAAAATGGTTTATATTAAAGAATAATCACTATCAAGTACTACCCCACATAGGGTGGACTACAGAAGTTTATCAAATGATGGAAGATTGTACACATAATAAAACTCGATGGTGTTATAATTGGGGTATTTCTTTTGCGTGGTTGAGCTTATCAACAGGGTTCAGGCTTTGTGGGTATTTAACATGAAATTTAAATCTTTTGATTGAATAGGAGACAAAAAATGAAAGTAAAAACCAAAGAAGAAATTATTGAAGAATTAAACAGTCCTACTTGGAGTTGGGGTTCGACCTCTTATTATGGAGTTCCATTAATAGAATTTAATAAGAATCAAATCTTACAAATAATCAGTACTTTTTACAAAGATATTGATTGTTTTCATTGGTGTGATACATTTGGAAGGAAATTAATGAATAAAGAACAGATTATTGAAGATATAAAAAATAATCCAACTTTTGAGGTTGAGATTAATGGTACTAAACATTGTATTGACAAGCAAAAATTTATGGATTGGATGAGACAACAAACAATAGAGGAAGTAAATACGGCGAAGGAATAATGCAGTTTAAATCATTTGATGGGAGATAGAAATGTTAAATATAGCATGTTTGATAGTATTTGCTCTTAATGCTTTGATTGACATATCCACTTGTAATTATGAGAGTGCTGCCGGATGGACATGTGCATTTTTAATGTGCATAATAGTTGCTATCGGGGAATAGATGCAATTTAAATCATTTGATACACCAGAGGGGTTCTTCAAGAGTATACCATTAAATATACAAGAAAATATCTTATTTAGAATTGAATTACATAAACTACTTGCTGTTGATAAAAAGGCACAACAGGTTTACTTAGAGCTATGTAGACAGTATTATCCGATATTCTTTTCAAGTACTGCCTGGACACTTAACCCACAAAAGAAACCTGGAGAACGTAACCAACCCTTCATCTTACGCCCCGCACAGATACCAGCAGTAGAGAGGCTGAATTGGTGCATTGATAATGAGAAGGACGCAGGATTAAACAAAAGCCGGAAACAGGGGGCCTCTGAGCTTTGCTGTAAGTTATTTACAGCGAAGGCCCTCCTGGAACCGGATTCACATTTTATTATAGGTTCTCGTAAAAAGGAGTTAGTTGATAACTTCGGAGACCCATATACGCTCTTTGCAAAAGTTGATAACGTGTTTAATTGTCTTCCTTCGTGGTGGAAAGAGCTATCTGGATATGACCCTAAGAACTGTCGTAAAGACATGAACCTTGTTATACCAGCCACTAATTCATCATTCTCAGGTGAAACAACCAATGAGAACTTTGGTGCTGGTAGCAGAGGAACATCTTTGCTTCTGGATGAATTTGGTCGTGTTGATTACTCCTTAGCAGAGTCCATAGAAGGTTCGGTACACGATGTATCTAACTGTGTAATCTACAGTAGTACACACTGGCTTGGGCCTGGGCATCCTTTTAATAAATGTATCCATAAAGACTCAACTGAGTTTATTGAATTGCTGTGGTATACTAATCCCGAAGAGAACGTGGGTCTATACACAACATCAGAACCAGGAGTAGTTGAGATATTAGATGTTGATTATTATCAAGAAAACTACCCTGAATTGATGGATTATACTAATAAATTTAAAACTAAAGACCTACCAGATTATTTACAGGAACTGTTTGTAGCTGATGGTTTAAGAGGAATACCGTCTCCTTATAGAGCACCCTGGTTTGACACCCAGGAAAAGAAGCGTAAGGGCAATAAGAGAGATTTTATCTGTAACGTGTGTGGTACGCCTTTAGGGGCCAGTGATGCACCCTTTGATGCAGAGGTTCTTGAAACTATTAGGAACACTACTATAAGAAACCCTGATTTTAAGGGAGAAATTTATTATATCAGTAATTCTCAGGGGCGTGTTGATGAGGAAGAAGTCTCCTTTTATGAGGATTCTGGTAGTAGAAGACTTAAATGGTGGGGTAAATTGCCTTATGGAAGACCAAACCAACACCATAACTATATAATTGGCGTAGACCCGTCCTATGGATTAGGTTCTGCTAACTCTGCCGCAGAGATTTATGATGTAAATAGCAGAGAACAAGTAGGTTCGTGGGTAGATTCTAACACTAAACCGGAGGATTTCGCTGATATAGTTGTGGCGATGGCATATTGGATTGGTGGAGTTGACCCAACTTATATTATTTGGGAATCTAATGCTGGTTGTGGGGCTAATTTTACTAAAAGAATAACATATCAAAACTATTATTGGGTTTACACACAGAGAAGAGAAGACGCAAAGACAAGAAAGAAAACACAGAAGTGGGGATGGGCTTCAAATGAGAATGCTAAAGAAGCACTTCTTGGAGATTTGGGAGTAGCCCTTAGCGGTGGATTATCTAATGATAAGGATTATTTGTCTATTATAATTCACGAAGATGAACTACTGTCAGAACTATCTGATTATGTCTTTAAGGAGAAGGGAAAGGGGTTGATAGCCTCGTCCAGAGCAGATTTAGGTACAGGTGCGGCTGAAAGGCACGGAGATAGAGCCATAGCTGCTGGGCTTTGCCTACTTGGTGCTAAAGAACAGATGGAAGGATACTTAGTAAACATTAAAACTCCCCCAATAAGTAGTTTTGAACACAGGTTTAGAGAATGGCAAGCAGAACAAGAAAAAGAGAAGAGTAAAAGTAGAAGGTGGTTATTTTGAGCAAACATTACTTAATAGAAGAAAATAAGAAGATGTCATTTCCAAGACGCCTTCAAGAGCTTTGTAAGGTTTGGCAGAAGAAGAACGAAGCTATTTTAACTCATCAAGAGAAGCTACTTAAACTATGGGCCAGTGGGTTCTTTGATACTGGATATGGTAGGGAACACCTTATTAATCTTATTGACAGGGGTGTGTTTACTATAGTTCCTTATCTTGTAGAAGGAAATCCTAAAGTAATGGTTGAGACCATAGTAGCTAACCTTAAATCATGGGGATATACTACCCAACTTGCTCTTAACTTTTTAATAAACAAGATGGATTTGGCTGAGAATGTATTTATTCCAGCAGCCATTAATTCTATGTTTGGTGCTGGTATTACTCGCACTTTTACTGAGTACGATAGAATAATTACATTAGATGGAGAAGTATTTAAGTCAGGCACTCCAGCAGTTAAAGTGATACACGATTCAGATTACATTGGAGACCCTTCCGCAAAAGACAGACAGGATTTTATTTTTGAAGGTGATATTTATAAGCTTCCTACGGCTTATGCAAAAGATTTATTTGCCGGTAAGGATAAGTTTGGAAATCAAATTGCAGACTATATATCAGCAGACTATAAGTTAGCAACTGAATTTAGTCCTGATAATATATCTAATCCAAATTATGATAAGAATAGATATTCTGCAAGAGAGTATACAACCTTTATTGATATTTATTTAAAAGATGAGAATGTTACTGTAACAATAATGCCAGATGGTAAGAAGGCAAAGATTCTTAGGGAGGTAGAGGAAGATGGGCCTAAAGAATCCCCCTATGACTATCTTGGATATAAGTTCTTTCCTGGATGTTCTGTACCTATCCCCCCAGCTTGGTTCTGGCATGACCTTGATGTATCTACTAATGTTGTAGCAAACACAGCAAGAGAACAGGCAGAGTCACAGAAAGATTTAATTTTAGCAGAGCCTGTTAATAAAGACTTAGCAACCAAAGTAAAAAATGCTAAAAACATGGATGTTCTTTTGGTCTCAGGAGCTAAGGATGGGGTTCAGAAGGTATCTGTTGGTGGGATGAATACAGAGAATCTTGGTTGGTTACAATACACTGAGATTGCTTTTAACAAGGCCGGTGGTACATCTGAGATAATGGGAGGCCGTGGGACTGACGCACCCACATTCGGACAAGAGAAGATGCAGTTTCAAAACGCCAGTAGAATTGTAAACAACATGTATACTCGTTATCATGGATTTATGACTTCTATATTAAGGAAGTTAGCCTGGAGAGTTTGGACTGACCCCACTGTTTATGTTCCATTAATTAAAGAAATTCCTGGTGTTGGTGAGCTACCAGCAGTTTTCTCACAAGCAGATAAAGTTGGTGATTTCTATGAGTTTATTTTTAGTATAGTTCCATACTCTACTCAGAGAATGAGTCCTGAGATGAAGTATCAAAGACTATTAGCACTTGCTTCTCAGTGGATACTTCCAACAATGCCCTACGCTCAGGCACAAGGAGCAGAATTTAATATACCAGAAGCTACTAAGATACTGGCAGAATATCAGGGGCTTGATAACTTTAATCAACTATATACAACTGCCATACCAGACCAACTACAAGGTATTGGGTATCAGATGCAGCCTATAAATCAGAAACAAACCAAGAGCCCAGGTCAGGGTAATGACTCTATGGGGGCTTCTCCTTTAAGTAGAGAAGCTAATAGTAACTCAAATCAACTTAGAACAGCAGGAAAAGAGGAGACGGTGTAATGAAGAAATTAATAGTGCCAGCAGTAATGACAATAGTAATAATAGGCAGCGTTCTTGGTATTCTTATTGGTCTTAGTATTATAAATACTTACTGTGACTCAGTAGATGCCGCCATAGCTTTTCAGAAAGCCGATAAAGAAGAATGGGCAGATATGGCTCTTAAATACCAATCAGAGACGATGAATTTAGGGTATAAATTAGAAGATATAACACATGAACTACAGGCGATGGAGGAGTGGAAGGATAATTTATTACACAGTCGAAATGAACTACAAGAAGAAATAGTTCAGTGGGAAGAGTGTGCAAAGAAAAGGAACGAGAAAGTAGAAATACTTCCTGTCGTACCTAAATCCAAACCAGTGACTCTGGTAGACGTTATCCAGAGGGTCAAGCCAGGAGTCGTTCATATTATGTGCCCTCAGTGGCAAGGAAGTGGATTTGTAGTTGGGCCTAATCTGATAATGACAGCAAGACACGTTGTGGAAGGCGTTGAAAATTTTGAGATTACTACATCAGAGGGTCATAAACTACATGCTACAAGAGCTATTTCAAGTAAAGACCATGATATAGCACTTATTTATATAGATGATTTAACTTGTGTGTTGGAGAAAGAACAGGAAATTGAGTGTAAGAAAGTTAAACACAAAATTAAACTTATTATTCTTGAACTCGGTAGTATTAAAGACTGCCAACTTGGACAGGAAATAATTACAATAGGTTCTCCTTTTGGCAAAATTAACTTTAACTCTGTAACACTTGGTATTATATCTGGACTCGATAGAGACTATGATGAATTGAACGATAGTTATTATGGAGAACAAGATTATGGATGGAGCGTGGCTTTCCAAACCGATTCCCCTGGGCATCCAGGTAATAGCGGTTGTCCTGTTTTTACGGCGGATGGAGTTGTCAGAGGGATACTTGTTGGAGGTTTCTCTCCAAGTCTTATTATTGCTATGCCTGTGGATATTTTCATGGAAGACATTAAGATTATAGAATTAATGTTTAGACAGAATGAATATTATCACGAAGTAAAGGTAGTTGGGACAGAGTACTATAATTACGTAGAAAATAACGAGTATTATTAATGGAACCAGTAAAGACTCATACGTTTAACGGGCGTAAGTATCTTATTACTGTATCCCCACTACTTGACGGTGTGTGTGATACATATAAAAAGGAAAGAGAAATAATAATTATGGCCCCCTTAGAAACGAAAGCAGGGTTGATTACTGTAGTACATGAGGCTATGCACGCTTTGGCTTGGAAGACTTCGGAGAATAAAATTGATAAAGACAGTAAAGAACTTGGTACTTTTTTATGGCGACTTGGTTATAGGAGAATTAGATAATGGCAGCAGAAGTAACTGTAACACAGACAATAGAAGTAACAGCTTTAGCGGGTGGGGATGAGTATATAAACCATAGGTTTACTGCAACCACTCC